TTACAGAATGTACCGTTTCCAATGGGTGAATATAGACCAGGTAATTTAGAAACGACTATCCGTATATATGAAAAATTTAGACAAACAAGAACTGAAAGAGGTGCAGAAGAACTTGGAAAATTTTTGACATCAATGCCTAGTCAAGAAGTTATGGATAGGTTAGCAGAATTATCTCGTATTGATGAAGCAAATAAAAAATTAATAAACCCAGACATCCAAGAAGCACCATTTGTAGATAGTGATAATAAATGGGTCCAGATGTCTATAAAATATATGATTAAAAAAGCTATTGATGAAGGATATGATGGAATAGCCTGGACAAGTGGTGATGTACAAGTCTCTAGATACCCGTCAGCTTATAGGTCTGATATATTAAAATTAGATATTACGTTGCTAGAAAAAGGCGTTAATAATCCTAATAAACCTATTTATATGGTTAATGAAGCATCTGGACCAGGCTATTCGACATTGATGTCACCAAGGGCTGTATCTGAAAATGAAATTAAAAAAATGTTTAGCGAAGAATTAGCTAACAAGATTATTGCAGATGGTAAAGCACAATTTGATGAAACTTTAGAAGCATCAAGAAATATTGTCTACAATAATCCTGGTGGTGAATTTACT